TATGGATTTGAATATGGGCTTGATGATCTTGATACATAAACGCTTTTAAAGGTTTGTTTTTTAAGGCATTCATGTTCTCTGTAATAGGATCACATGGCTTTTCATCTTCTGGCAACGGAACTAGTTTTTGTGCATTCTTAATACCAATTACACCTAGCATCTGGCGGTGTAAAAATGGCAAGTTATACAACTGAGGAGCAGTCTGTGCAAGCTGTAGAACTGCTTGATATTGCACCACTTTTTGAGACATAGTAGCTGCATTAGGATCGGATACTGGGATGATATTAACCATCGCATAATCTTTTTTCCGTGCTTTTGGAGTACCTGTATCAGGTTGGTAATCGTAATCTCCAGGAGCATTATTCTCAATAATTTCTTTGAGAAGCTTAAACTCTTGTTTCATAGCGTAATGAATACGGGCTTGGATCGCAGACATTACTTTAAGAGTACGCTCTAAAATAGCCAAAGTAGTACCAACTGGGGACTGGCTAGACATATCAGAAACCTTAAGATCTCCTGCCGAGGCAAATCTACGTCCGTCTTCAATGATCTGATTTAACAAAGTAATCAAGGTTTGGCTTGGTTCTTTGTATGGCAACGGCATGATGTTGTCTTTCATCGCACCGCTTGGAACATCTACGTCCCTAAATTCACCTGGGGCTATTGGCGTGTCATCGCCTTTGACTCGCAACCCACGGGTCTTAAAGCCACCTGGCAAGTTTGCAAGTGACCCTGCATCAACCAGCTGCCTAAGGATGGAAGTGCCAGATTTAGCAAAAGCTCCGAGAAGATGAACAATGCCAAAATTGTAAAAACCAAAACCAGGAATATACCCATAGTGGACGAAATGTTGCCTTTTTTGGTGTTTTTTGTCATCTTCCCTCCAGTTACGTCTAATTGAAAGAATGGTAGATGTATTCTTTTCAATCGTTACAACGTAAGGTAATGCGATACCAGTAGGTTCGCCAGTTTTATCTGTGTGCTCGTAACCTTCTAAATCTAGGTCAACGTGCATTTCAAGAATTTTAAAGCGATCATCTGTGGATGCTCTAAAGCCCAATTTCTCTGCAATTTTCTTTTCTACTTCATCCAATGTATTGATTGGATCGCCAAGATCTACATCACGGTAAAAGCCTGAGACTTGGAGCTTACGCATCTCATTCTCGGTTTTACGCATAACGTGGGTAATGCGCTCGGCTGTCTCAAGGTTTGAAGCTCCATATGGAACGACTAGATCATCTGCTGGTACATAAACAGATACCTGACGGCCTAGCTGTTGGTCTTCATAAACCTTTTTAAATCCGTTGCCAGATAAACCCATGCCCCAAAGCATCCGTTCATGTTCTGGGCGGAACTCCACCATAACGTCTGTAATCTCATAGTTCATGTCTTCTTCGACACGGGTGGCTGCATCTTTTTTCTCTGGAGTTTCTTTACCAATAATCTGGGTGCGTACTGGACCAGATGCTGGGAAAGTTTCCATAATGGTTTCAGCTTGGAACTTGACCACGGCTTCAGCTAGGATAGGATGGTAAACACCACAAGCACCTTCCCAAGGTTCAGAGCGTTCTTCGATTTTAAGACCTAGTAACTCTAAACCATCTACATAAGTCTGAATCCAGTCTTTACGGGAATCAACGTCTGCAATAAAGTCTTCTATTAATTCAGAACCTAAAGTCTGTAATACAGAATCAGAAAGGTTTTCTGCAATGTTTTCGTTAAAGTCTTCAGCTTCTGATGGCAAGATTTCTAATTCCATCCCATCGATACCAATTTTGACTGCTTCTGGATCTTCGATTTCAATTTCAATATCTGGAGCATCAATAGCTGCCAAGCCTTGTGGGGCTTCGTATAAAGACTTTTCGATTGCCATAAAGTGTTCCTTTAAAGTTTGTTTATTCTATTCCGAATATTAGTAATAGGCTACTTTTCTACGGAACTCACGAGGTTCATCGGGTTCATCCGTAGGAAGATTTACAAAGCCACCTTTTCTAAAGCGGAGCAAAGCTTGAGTTGTAGAGTCCACTAAGTCATCGTGGTCTGAATTTGGAAAGGCTGCTAACTCTTCGATCACTTCTTCTGCCCAGCGTTTACGGGGAGCCCATACTTTACCTGAGGCAAATAGATCGGAGATTGCATTGACCCTTGAAATCTTATCATTTCCACGAGTAGGAGTGTACTCCTGTATGGGTACGCCCATCCGTCTTAATTCAAAAATAAGTGGCGATCCTGATGCTTTTGCTTCCACAATACACGCATCTGGTTGCCATTCTTGATACATTTGATGCGCTCTTTCCTTTAACTGTGGGAATTCAAGGCGTTCTTTATACGCATCCAAAAGAATAATATGGGGATCCATTTCATTCTCATTCATGTAAAAGACACCCCAAGTTGTACAGGCGGAATAGTCTGATCGCTCGTTTTTAGTAAAGGCGGTATCCCAAGACTGAATAATAAAATTACATTGTGGCGGTCTTTCGTTTTCCCATTCTTTCCACCATTCTCGTTTGACTAGCGCACCTTCTTCAGAGGTTGGGTCTTGCTGGTATTGCGCTGCCCATTTGGATAGCGGTAGTTCTTCCCGTAAGGCGCATAGCTCTTCGTAGCTCCAGAACTCAGGCCATAGGGGTTTTTCGTTTTTCTTAATGGCTGGTAGAGAAATCATGTCCCAGACTTCGCCATCCCTATCGATAATTGATTGGCAGATCTTGCCAGTTAAGTCACGCTTAGACCAGCGGGTCATCACGATAACGATTGATCCACCTGGCTGCAAACGCTGCCGTGGACCAGAGGTGTACCATTCAAAGACCTTATCAAATACCGATGGATCATTAGCAGCTAGGGCTGCTTCTTGCTCTGAGTGAGGGTCATCAATAATGAGTAGATCAGCTCCCTTACCTGTAACGGTACCGCCCACACCAATAGCAAAGTAATCGCCATTAGCGTTAGTAGCCCATCGACCAGCAGCCTTTGAGTCTGACCTAAGAGCCACATTAGGAAATACTTTTGAGTATGCATCTGAGTCCACCAAGTTACGGACTTTACGTCCAAAGCCTACGGCTAGTTCAGCCGTGTTAGAACATTGAATAATCTTTTTATTTGGGAACCGACCAAGATACCAAGCAGGAAGAAGATAACTAGCAAACTCGGATTTTGTGTGGCGTGGTGGCATATTGATAATAAGGCGTTTTGTTTTCCCATTGGCAATATCCTCAAACTTTTTAGCCATTAAAGCGTGGTGGTCTCCATAGATAAACCCAGGCCACATAGATTCTACAAAAGACAAAAAACTAATCTGCCCGACTTCTCGTTTCTTGGCATCGGTATATCCCATAGCCAAGGGTGCAAGTTTCTCCTGCTCCTCTTGAGGCAGCAGCTCAACCAAAGCCATTAAGATTTCTTCTACGTTCACTTAATGTTCCTAAGCTTTAAATACGCTGGGCGAATAGATCTTGTCTTCCCCTTGACCCCTTTGCATACCCCAATTTCAATTAGGATCTTCATTTTGCGGGATACATTTCCCCGTCCCTTTTCTCCTGACAACCTCATGATGTCATCGATAGACGGACCAAATCCAAACTGTTTCCACCATTCATCAATGATTAAAAAAGTTTCTTTTTGCGCTGGAGTCATTTCTGGTTTCTTTCGCATCTTAGTCTCTCAATCAGTTTTTCAGTTTGAATCTCTGCACTCACTCTACGCCCAGCTTCAATTTTTTCCATCAAAGCCCGTTTATGTAAAAGCATATTGAGATAGCCATGTATCTTGTCAATTTCAAAATCTAACTGTTCAAGTGTCATTTGCCACAATCCTCCATGCCAGGTTTATAAGAACTAGCTGGTTCTCCTGATACCCAGTTGTCAAAGTGTTGTTTTTTACGAATACCCAAATCCCCCACGCCCCCTGTATTTTGGATCGCTTTGCGCATTTCTAGTAAATAAGCCACCATATTATCAATAGCTTGTAGTTCTAGATCTTTTAGCTTTTTCATTTAAATCTGTCCCATACATACTTAGGCCAGCCACAACGACAAATCCATTTGCCAAAGAATTTATTTGCCAATAGTTTGTACCAGTTGCCAAACACAATGCGTTTACCGCAATGATTGCACACCATAGGCATCTCAAAAATTTTCATATATTTTTTCTCCGTTTTTGTAAAAAAATCATAAGGGGGGTGTTTCTGTATCCGCATCTACGGGGGCCTGTCCTGGATTAATAACCCCCTCCCCATCATCTTTAAATGCATTAGGGTTATTACCTATGGACACGCAAGTATTTGATTCTAAAGAACTTGTCACACTAACAGGTGTTAGGGTGTGATTTTTTGGAGGTGATTCATTGTGTGGATTACTATGCAAAGGGGCGGAGTCAGCAATTCTAAAAAAAGGGGTGTCGGGGGTCGGTGGGGTGTCTGGAATTGGATT